CATCTTGGGAAGAACTAGATGACATTAAGAAACAAATTGAAGAGCATAAGTCGAAAGAGCAAGCGTCAGTTCATAGGGATACTAAAGACTGACATAGGGTGTACTGATTGTGGTTATGATAAACACCCAGATGCCCTAGGCTTTGACCATCTACCTAAGTATGAGAAGCTTCACAACGTATCTCGAATGATCTCTTGCGATAAAGATATTGGTGATATACTTAATGAAGTATTTAAAACAGAAGTGGTGTGCCATAACTGTCATGCTATCCGAACAGCGGAGAGGCGTAATGGAAAACCTATTCCAAATGAAACCACTATCGGCAAACAGGATGTTTGTCAGGAAGGGCAGGACAACCTACAAAACAGCTGACTACAAGAGGTTCCAAGAGGAGATGGCAATGATACTAATGGGTGAGACATGGGCTTTTAAAGATAGCCCTGTCCACTTCATTGTGTATGCTGGTCTCTCTAACAAAGCCTCTGACTTAGATAATATAATTAAACCTTTACTTGATACCTATCAAAATATATTCGAGGAGTTCAATGATAAAACCGTACAAGGAATTATCCTTCAAAGAGACAGAGTTAAACGAGGAAGAGAGTACCTCTGGGTTCGAGTTACAAAAGCAGAAGAACTTGAAGTGGGCCTCGAAGCATTCAAAGACTCGGATAAAAAAGAATCTTAATCGTGACATAAAAACCGAAAGGGATTATTGGTGAAAACTAATTGTGAAAAATGTGGAAGCTCTGATGCTAACCATATATATAATGATGACAACCCAAGAAGCCACTGCTTCTCATGTGGTACAACTATATTTATAAATGAAAGAGAACCAATGGAACTTATAGAAGACACAGACTTCCTTATGAACTCATCCATAATCGATGAGATTAGTACATACAGAAGCTATCCAATGTCTAGTCGTGGGATCTCTCAGGATGTGGTTGATCATTACAATGTCAAGATGTCTGTAGATGTTAATGGCAAACCTCAATCACACTTCTACCCTTACACTATCAATGGAGAACTGTCTGCATACAAAGAGCGTAAGCTCCCGAAAGAGTTTCGTACTCATGGAGACTTTAAGAATGTCGAATTATTCGGACAACAACAATCAACATCAGGATTTACGTTGGTCATATGTGAAGGAGAAGTCGACGCACTCAGTGTCGCCCAAGCGTACAAAGAAAAGTACGGTAGAACCTATTCTGTGGTTGCTGTACCTTCTTCATCTTCTACCTCTTGTGCTCTTGCTCAAAGGGATTGGATAAACTCCTTCAAGACTGTCGTGATTATGATGGATCAGGATGAAGCTGGTAAGAAGATGTCTGACTTCCTGGGTAAGATGATTAAACCAGGTAAGGCTAAAGTCGCAAAGCTACCAGAGAATGACGCTAATGCTACATTACTTAAGCATGGTTGGAAGACTTTGCTGGAGTGTGTGTGGAATGCACAGAGTTGGAACCCCTCAGGTATCGTTACAGGTAAACCTATCTGGGATCAATTTATTCAACGACAGAACGTAGAGTGTGTGCCCTACCCTGATTGTTTGAGTGGTTTAAATAATAAGCTAAAAGGAATTAGACATGGTGAGATTACTCTATTCACTTCTGGAACTGGCAGTGGTAAGTCTACTATTATCAAAGAAATTATCCTGGATCTTCTCCACAAAACGGAAGATCGGGTGGGGCTTATCAGTCTGGAAGAGAGCGTTGGAGATACGGCAGAGAAGTTCATTGGCATGGTACTCAAGAAGTCGCTTAATGAAGACACACCTCCGGCTGAAGATGAACTTAGACAGGGCTTTGAACAAGTGTTTGGAGATGAGAGACTCGTCCTCCTCGACCACCAAGGATCAGTTGGAGATGACAGCCTCATTGATAAGATCGAATACATGGCCCTCATGGGTTGTAAATATCTGGTCCTCGACCACATCACAATCGCAGTGTCAGAAGGAAGTGACGGTCTATCAGGTAACGAAGCCATCGACAAGTTCATGTCCGACCTCCTCAAAATCGTCAAGCGACACAACATCTGGCTAGGTTTGATCTCTCACCTTCGTAAAGCACAAGGTGGTAAGGCGTTCGAGGATGGTAACATTGCATCCATCGATGACATCAAGGGCTCTGGTTCTATCAAACAGATATCCTTTGACATCATTGCATTCTCTAGGAACCTCACAGCATCTGATGAATACGAACGTAACACTGTTAACTTCAGGGTTCTTAAGTCTAGGTTCACAGGTAAAACAGGTGATGCTGGTGCTGCAACATATGATGCACAGACTACCCGACTTCAGAATAAAGAGGTTGGTTTTGATTACATAACTACATAGGAGAATACATGTCAGCACTCCAAGAGATAGTTGATTACCTTGTCGAGAGGGTAGATGGTGTGAGTCCCGCACGTCGAAGACCCCACCTTGCTGGGCTCTTGATGAGATTGTCTGGAAACTATAGTGAACGTATGGAAGGGTACGTTGTTAAGAGTATCTCTATACTTCAAATGCAATTCACTAAGGATACCAGCTCAAGCCCAGCTGGTACAACCACACTCACTAATGCATCTAGTAAGATAGGTCAGAGTGTGGGTAAAGAACTAGATAGAGAGCCCCTTCCCTGGGGCTCTGTAGTGTCCATAGGAGACCTGTTCATAGAAGCCCTATACAACCTGGGGTTTATCGACTTGTCCTATGCTAAGACCCGTAACAGCTGCCATGTGGTGTCTGCATCTCATAGATGGTATGAGTTAGGTGTGATACCTGAGAGAGGTGGGAGTTTTCCCTTAGCCTCTACCAGTATCATACGACCCAAAGATATATCTGGTATGATACAACAGATCAATGGGGTACACAGGCCAGTGATCAAAGGTAGGGTGGAGGGTGATCCAATAGACCCCTATGCACCTTGGGTACAGGCCCTTAACAAACTTCAGCAGACTGCTTGGAAGATAAACAAACCAGTCTACAATGCAATGATTGAGAACAAAGATTTGTTCCTGTCTACTGATCCTATCAAAGACAATGATGCTAAGGAACTCAAACGTAGAAGTAAGATGGTTGAGTGGGCATTCATATCAGAGAAGGCACGTAAGCTATCAGAGCTAGATGCTTTCTATCAGTACCTGGATGTAGACTATCGTGGTAGGTTCTACTACTGTGAGAGCTTCATGAACTTCCAAGGATCTGATCTAGCTAGGGGCTTGTTTAAGTTCCAACACTCAAAGCCCATGACTGAGAGTGGGTTACAGTGGTTAGCTATACACACAGCGTCTGTCTTCAACATGTCCTACAACATCGATGAGATACCTGATTGGTGTACATCTGATTACAAAGAACACCTTGAGAGTGAAGGGCTAGACAACATCTCTGTTGATAAGATGACCCTAGAAGATCGTATCATCTGGACCAATGAGTACATGGATGAGATCATAGAGGCTGGTAAGAACTTACAGTTCTCTGGTCAAGCTGAGAAGAAAGTATCCTTCCTTGCTGCTTGTGTTGAGTGGTATGAATTTGATTGTGCTTACAGAGACAATCGTATCCACATGACTAGCCTACCTATCCCTATTGATGGGAGTAACAATGGTTGGCAACACCTAGGAGCAATCTCTAAGGACGAACAAACTGGTGAGTTGGTTGGTCTAATACCCTCAGAGATACAAAAAGACTTCTATGTGCAGACAGCTAAAGAAATGATTAATCTGTGTAAAGATGATAGACTTAATGGGATACTGTCTAGTATGCCTATGAAGAGTATACGTAAGGGTATATCTAAGCGTGGCTCCATGACTAGGGCATACTCAGCAGGCTCTAAGAAGATCGCTGAGAACATGTTCTTCGATTGTAAGTCAGAGGACTACCACATAGAGTATGATATCACACAGGACGACTGTACTAAGCTATCTAAACTGCTGATCAAAGCAATTGATAAGGTATGTCCAGGCCCACTATCTACTATGAGTTATTTACAGAACCTAGCTATGTATCAATTAGGTACACACATAAAGGTAGACTCAGATGGATACGAAGCCAACACTGAATATCGTAGCCTGTCTAAGATACGTGATACATTAATGAAGAAGAACTTCAAGACTGATGAAGATCTCTATGAGCTTAACGATGTTGTGATTAAACTTAAACAGTTCACCACAAGTCTAAAGCATGGTAAGGGTAAGGATAAGGTTGAATGGAGTACACCTTCAGGGTTCCATGTGATCTATGAGAAATGGATCATGCAAGATAGAAAAGCTAGAGGACGCATCAAAGGCTATGGAAATAAGACAGGTCAGGTTACACACGTAGCACTTGTACCTACACGTATGCCAGACAGGAGAGGTTTTATCTGTGGTATGTCACCTAACTACATACACTCTATGGATGCTAGTCATATGGCTTTAGTTATCTCTGAGTGGGATGGTTCCTTTGCAGCTGTGCACGATAGCTTCAGTACTCATGCCAGTGATGTTAATAAACTTCTCAACCTAACCAAACAAGTATTCATACGTATGTACGACTACGACAATTACTTTGAGGTTATACGTAACTTCATTACAGATGCTGAGGATGATGTGGAACAACCTACATTAGGCAGCTTAGATATAAAGGAGATTGAAAACAGTGACTACTTCTTCGCGTAAATCATATAATCATTTAGCACTACGAGGTGTTCAAGTAGATGACGATGAGTTCATCTCTGATTGGAACACTAACCCACTAACAAAGACATCTCTGGATTCAGAGCTGGCCTACACAAAAGATCTCATGCCACGTGTCATGGACATTGGTATTGCAGAGGATCTGTCAAGTGGTGTTATCGATGATAAGAAAGCAAAGCAACGTAAGCAAGACCAAATGAGGGAGTACCGAGAGCTCCTTGCAAAAAGAGGTATGCTTAAATAAAAATTAAAAGGCCCCCAGGAAAACCTTTATGGTTCTCTTGGGGGCCTTGTTTTTTTTAGTGTGCGTAGTATTGCAGTGGGAATGTATGACCCTCAGGGTCTGTATACATCATACCACTATTCATCATCTCTCTCCTGAGTTCCTTCTTATTTTTATTAGCCTCAGCTATACTCTTTTCGAGACGACTAATAGTATTAAGATGGGTCCTTAAAAGATTCCTAAACTCTTTCAGCTGCCCGACAGTGGGGGATTTAGGTGGGCTTAGAACATCATAACCAACCTTAGACATTTGCTTAATTACAATTTCAGATATGATACCAGGTTCATCACGCCCACCACCACCCTTAACCTTTTGATTAAGAAGCTGATTGTACTTAGACACTCTATTTTTAAAGTTAGGTATTACAATCCTATCTGTCCACACCCCAGTCCCAGTCTTAGGATCGGGGCCTTTCTTAAGATCGCCTGTCAACAACCAATCCATCAATGCTCTTTCATTAGTGGTTAGAACATCGTCATTACTCCGACCTTGCAATGCTTTGTCAAACATCCTATTAGATTCTTTGAGAGATCTCAAAGCTTCCTCTAAGTAACTCCAACCTTTATCTTTGTCAGTGCCAATAGTTATATCCATCCAGTTAGTATTAACTTCCCTTAGGATTGTATCGTAACCATTGGCATCTACCTTAAAAGCATCATAGATAGTGTGGAGATAAGGGGCTCCAGGTGTTCTCTCAAGTGCAGCCCAAGACTTACCAGAGGCAGTCCTTGTTACAACAGCTGCGTCGATACCTTGGATAGGGACAACAGGAGCACCACCGTAAGCGTACTCTCCAGGTATTGCCACATCATTCCGGATACGTTCAGCAGCAGCAGTAGATTCAGATTCATAATGTATTACTTCTGTTGGGCTTCTAAGCTTACCTGTATTAGGATCTATAGTTGTGAATGAGGATCTATCAGCGCCTTCAGACCCTAAGCTTGCCATACCACCAACGTGTGTAATCATACCAGAGGGTGTTTGAAATACAAAAGGTAAGTTCATGATGGCAGTTTCAGCAGCTACGGCTCTCATGAGAGACCTTGCCTCCATTGCACCATTAGCAAGTATGCCCTTAACAGATTCGCTGTACTTAGTGAGCATCTGATTACGGACTTTTGCCATTGAACCTACACTCTCATCTGTATAATCTAAACTATTTATGGTATCTAGAGCACTTAAATAATCGTGCGCTGCATCAATATCTTTTATACTATTTTTAGAAGGTCCTTCAGATAACACCCTTTGTTTTTCTGCTGTTATAAGAGCAACAACTTCTTCAATCAATGGACCAAAGCTGGTAAGCTCTTTACCATATCCCCAAGTCATAATCACTAGCTTAGCAAGCTCACGATATTTAAACACTTCCTTAGCTACTGTTTCAGCTGGCTCCCTCAAGTCATCTTCAAGATTAAAAGGTTTATCTATGATAGATTGAGTAGCTAATCTGATCAAGGAGTCTCGAAGGTCCCCAGAATCTAGAAGCTTTTCATCTTGAGTTCGCATCACACCTGTGAAGAACGCAGTCCTTTTGTCACCCAGTTGCATAGCATTACTTGCAGGGCCATTAGTCTTACCATCCATGTAAGCATTGACAGAAGATATGAATTGTCCATCACCATCTGGCCTATCTTTATAGTCCATGTAGTTAGCAAAGTCTATGATGGTGTCTATGAATAAGTTACCATCTTCCTTTTTGCTTTGTATCTGACGGATTATCTTAGCATCAGCTTCGTTGTTTGGATCTAGGTTTAATCCATCAAACTTTGGAAACTGTGGGGAGTCTAGTGGTACTTTGCTTTCAATAGCAGTGGACACAGCCTCTAGCTGCGCATCTGTCATTGTAAGGGCTTCTCTTAATCTGATACCCATCGCACGAAGTATGCCCTTGTTAGCCTCTAATAGGGCATCCCTACGAGGTGGTAGTGCATCATCACCTACCTTCAACAAGATCATTGCATACATCTGACGTAGGTTTCTTTCCTGCCTGTTACCAGATTTAATAATGGCTGGTGTTGCAGAGCGTGTTACAAACCTAGCAGACTTAGCTGTAGTTGGGTTGACATATGTTTGTTGTGGAGTTATGCGTCCTTGAAACCCTTGGACACTATATGTTAAATAGAATGCCTTGTTCCTAAACTCAACCAAACCATTTATCTCTTGTGCTAATGTCCTACGTATCTTCTCCAACTCTACATCAGGTTTATATTCCTCCCCTGAACTCCTAGCCAAAGTACCAGCAGCTATCCTCTGTTCTTGAACCATCAGGGCTGCTTTGAAAGAGTCTAGCTTTTTATTACCAATATTATTAATGTCAGCACCCCAAAAATCCTTACCATCTTTACCCACCAACGCTGGAAGGCTGGTTGCTAATAGGATCTTAAGTCTTCGAGAGTCAACTACGTTAGCAACCTGTTGCAGATTATGAATAGCTTCCTCTAATTCATTATTAAACTTCATACCTTTCTTATATCCAGAAGCCTGTCGTAAGTAGTTCTTACCTATGTCAGTACCAACCAAAGCTTTGGGAGCACTGAGTGGTTTAACCTCAACCTTTGGAAAAAGTTCGTTTCGATACTTAGCACTCATCGCTAGAGCGTCTTCACCCTTAGGGGTAAGTACATATGTGGTCTGGTCAAATGCTTTAACATCAGGTTTATACACAAGATCTGGATTAGCGTCTGCCCAAATACTTTTAGCAGCAGCTCCAAGGACCTCCGCTTCATAGTCATCAAGCTTGGTTGGGGCATTTAAACTCATCTGTTGAAACTTAGGGTCTGTCTCTGGTATCCCCTTCGCCTTCTCAGAATCCCTGAGAAGCCGCAAGTACTGTAGGTGTATCTCTTGACCAAGCTTTTTATTATTCTTTGCTTGTGTCATAATCTTAACCTTACTGTCCTTAGCTGACTCTGTGCTTGGGAGTAAGGTAGGTGATTCATCAGCGAATGGATCATCTTCAAATGACAAACCTGCAGCCTCATTAGCAAAGAACTGCTCAGTAACTGCACCCATGACTTGAGAATACACCCTGTTTGGAACTGTTCTATACCCACTCTTTGTAGTAGATGAATCAACCTGTTCCAATGCATCTGCCCTACTGATAGCTTGCATAAGACTAGCCCTTTTACCATCAAACAAACTAGACATTGCACCAGCTAAGTCAGGTCCTGAGAGGGATTTAGACAGTTTAAAAGCTTCAGTACCAGCACTGTTAGGTGCTAGGTTAACACCAATGTTACCTGCTGCCACTGCTTTTCCAAAGTTTATAAACCTTTTTTCAAACGCACTATCCCCATAGTCAGAACCCTTAGACTGTTTAATGTCCTGCCTAATCTCACCTATTGAACGGACACGCCCCTCCATAGGATCACGTTCAACAGGGTTAGCAAACCTCTCATCATTAGGATCTAAGACACCACCCTGAAAGCCCTGATCCAGTTGCTCCAACCCAGAAGGTAGGCCACTGGGATCTGCTGTAGGGTCTGCACGAAACGAAGCCGCTTCCGCTACTAGTCCAGCACCACCTTGGGTAGGGGTACCAACAGGCAACACCTGCTGATTTCCCCCTTCTTCCATATTCAGCTGATCTTTAATGAAGTCAACAGGGGAGACGGGTGCCCCCCCTTTAGCTACAGATCCAGTTGTTGTGTTTATTGCCATTACTGATTCTCCTTATTGTCCTTGTAGTTCCAACCACCACCAGTTAGAAGACTAGCTAGGCTTTTATTCTTATCTGTAAATGGTCCAATACCAGGAGACATCTTGAGTGTATTATACAAAGCACCCTCAACATCACCTTGAGCCAGCTTCAATGCTGCTTCACCACCCCTAGCTACATACCCTACAGTGGGGCTTTCACCAGTGGTTTGATTATACAACCAGCCACCAACACCATTAGATCGTTGACCATAGATAGGAGCAAACATGTCTATGACTCGTTCACTTGTACCAAATAATCCAGAAGCCATGACACCACGACGAATGTACTCAGGTTTATCCAAGTATGGGTTACCAAGTGTACCCTCATCATCATCATCGTCAAACTTAATAGAGTCTTTAATACCTTGAGCAAAGAACCCAAGGGCAATCATGGTTGCCATCAATACAAAAGTATTGTATCGCATAGTTGGAGTTCCACGTTTGACATAATCATTCCACATGCGAGGTAGTTGGTTCGCTGTAAAGGTAGATATGAAACCTTGGAACTGTGTGAACAAAGCAAACCTAGGATCCTGATAGATCAAAGGTCTATTGGCTGCACCTGGAAGTGCTACTGCTTGGTTAATAAAGTTATATGAAGCTTCAGTAATAGTCTGTTCCCAGAATTGCCTCTTAACCTCAGTGTCCATAGCAACATCACCATAGAGTTCGTACTGATACATTAACTCTGCAAATTGTTCTACAGGTATCCCCAAACTTCTTAGCTTTTGTTCAGCCTCTTGTGCTTCTCGTGTTGCTTTAGTGTAACCTAGATCCCTCATGGCAACAAGCTTAGAGTTGTATGATATGAAATCAAATGCCATAGCACCACGAACAGAACGGGTGTAGTCTGTCCACTGCGTAAGACCGATAGCTCTGAAGAAGGCTTGCATCATCTGCTGACGACCTTCAGATGCCATACTAACACCTGATGTGGTAGCTGCACCTACCTCCCATTGCCCAAGTCCTACTTGCTGGAAGACCTCTTGACCCTTACTCCTAGTAACCATCTTAAGGATACCTTCATCTGTCTCATTCTCTACCTTCTTAAGGGCAGGTAAGAAAGCTGCAACAGCTTCCGCAGCAAATGTTCTGATACTTCCATTCTTCCCATAGATCTGCTCAGATGTTAATGCTCCCTGAGTCATAGCCATTTCAGGCAAGGAAGAGAATGTTGCAAGAGGTAAAGCAGATAGTGTCATCCAGAACATTACATTCTTTTGGAATCGCATAAGCTTCTTACCCATCTCAGTGGTAGGTCTCTTGTAGTTACCAGCCATAGCCTCTAAGATATCTTTAACCTCTGATGCCACCTTGTTGACATCCGCATCTGAAACACCCTCAGCTTGCATCTTATTTAGTAGGTGAGATATAATCTCTGCATCCTTACCCACATACTCCATTTGAGTTGAGTACCTAGCTGCAGACTTTGCTGCAGTAGCTATGTTGGCAAAGATATCAGACTCAAAGAAACCAGCATCATTAAACTTTGAGTTTTCAGATAGGCCAATAGTTCTTTTCTTATGGGCACTTGGGTTCAATGAGCCAACGTTAGATATAATAACCTCATTGTTTTCTCCAAGGACATCTGAGAGATCGGATACAAGTGGATTATCTATGACCTCATCTGTTATCCTCTGGGCTTCTGCTGCAGACATATTAAACTCAGACATCAGGAGAGCCTTGAATAGTTTCTGATCCTTAAATACTGCGTTCTTATCAAGACCTTTATATTTAAACAAATAGTTATCAATGTCACCCATGTCAGCACCAGCAATCACCTGATCCTTACGCATAGTGACACCTAGGTTTACCATTTGATTACCAAGGTTTACAATTTTAGATCTGTTTTTAATATCAACACTAAAGTTAGCCCAGTACGCAGGGTCATTAGACACTTTGCTCCCATCAAACTGACCATTCGTTTGGTGATTTGGATCATTTAAGATTTTATAAATATCATTACTGATCTTACGTTTGCTTGAAGATCTAAAAACACCAGCAACACTTATCAATCCCATAGACTTATAGAAAGGTTCAGGTTCAGAGATATAGTTCTTATAGGCAGTTACCAAGTGGTGTTGAGCTGCCTCTATACCAGACCCCCCATGTAAAGGAGTCAACACTCCACCCAATAGAGATGCCATAGCTCGTGCAGATGCTGACTTATCTAGTATTCTTTTTGGAAGTGCGCTAGTAACAGATGCCCTCCAAAGTTTATGAGCATCCATCACAGTTTCTGATGCACGTTCCATAGCGGTTCTGCCTTTATTCTTTTCCCTATGTTCAAAGTCTCTGTCTACAACATTGAAACCTACACCAACACCTCTGTCTTTAAGGTCTCTAATTTCTCTTTTCTGATCCAGTAAGACTTGAGCATTAGTCCTAACAGTACCATGATTAGATATCTCTATGGCTTTATATCCCTCTACCTCTGAGGGTGTTGCAGCTTCACCATATCTTGCAGCTGCATCCATCCATCCCAACTGATCCTTAGCAGTTCCTGGAGCAGAGAACACACCACCTAATGCGGTTCCTGCGAGGGCAGCATTGGTTATACGCTCTTGGAACTCTTCAGCATCAAAGACTTTATTAGAACCCTTAACAGCTGCTAGATATCCAATAGCTTCTTGACCAACCTCTGTCAGTCCCTCTGCTGTAGCACCAACACCAATGGTTTTCATAACCCTCATAGCTGTAGCCTTAGCCTTCAGCTGGTTCTTAGCCATAGCTTCGACTTGTTCTGCAAATTCTGCAACAGCAACATCTACTTCTTGTTTAACAATACCTTTAGCTTCACCTAAAGGTATCCCCCTTTCCTTAGCTAACTTATTAGCAGCCTCTTGGATAGCCTGAACGGGGCTTTTAGACGCACCGCCAAGACCTTTAAGACCAAGCCTATCAAGGACAGTCATGGCAATACCACCACCAATAGCAGCAGTGGCTGACTTATCTTCGTTAGGTCCTTCCATCTCATTCCAGACCTGACCTGTAAACATACTAACAGGTATCAAGTACGATGATCCAAAAGTAACAGGAGCTGCAACCGTTGCTGCAGCTGTTACCGCCATGAATGGGAGGGACATAGCCATCATGTTACCAAGGTACTCAAACACTTGACCAACACTTTCAATGTCTTTGTAGTTGTTAAGTGTGTTACCATAAGCTGCGAGCTTAGCCTGCTGCCTACGAACACCATTCTCTCCCCAAGTTTCCACACCTTCTGCACCAGACTTGTAACCACCAAGGTTGAGAACACCAAAGGCACTCTCTCCAACACTGGTCCAACCTTTATTCCAGCTGTCTGATATTGGGTTTAGGGATTCATTGTCAATAGAAACACCAGCCTTACGGATAGCCACACTATTATTAAAGTACTTCCCCATCTCACTTGTAGCTTGATCACGAGACATACCTTGTTGCATGAAATAGTTTATGTACTCTGAGCGTTCCTTCTCAGTCTCAAGGGTTCTCTTAAACCCAAGAGTCTTAGCACCCTCTTCAGCACCAGCCATCCTAATATCCAGAGCAGCCATGTCAAAGTCGTTGAGGGTACCATCCCCAGACAAACGATCTTCAGTTCGTTGAGCTTCATAGATATCCCTATTAAGGATATCCATGTTGCTATTGTATAGGCCAATGTCGAAGGCTCCAGCATTTAACATTGAAGTTTTAAAGCTGTCACCTTCGTCATTTACCAGATCAAACATCTGACGCTTACCAAGTGCATCCATCTGTGGGGAACCATCAGGGTTAAACTTAAGCTTAACATTAGTAAACCCTAACCTGTTGGCAGTTTCCCTCATGATGTCAGTGGTAGCAGCACCACCAGCCTCACCTGGTTTATACTTCCCGTGGATGATCTTCTCTACTTCAGCCGCCTCAATCCCTTCCAGTCGGTAGCTTTTGGAACCACTAGCGTTAGACGCTGTGTCTCCATCCACAAAGCTTAGGTCTGTCCCGTCAATATTATCTGGGGTGTACGCTAGAGCTTCATCTAATAGTCCCATGCTATTCTCCTGTTTTTAAAATTAAGTAGTAGGTTTATTTAGAGATTTCTCATAGTTCTTAGCAGCTTCCTCTAAGATATATTGCATGTATCCACTTTTACCTACCTTATTTCCACGTTCTGTAAACGCATTTCTTGCTTCTTGAGACAACCCACCTTGCTCTTCAGGCAACGACCACTTACCAGAAATGTCAGTCTGACGTAGCCAAGTTGAGAACCTGATTGGAGTAACCGCATTAAACTCTGGGTTAACCTCTTTCATTTGATTGTGTACGTTTGTAACCCAAGAACTAACTGTAGATGTCTCAACAAACTTTGCCTTATCATCCTTACCAATCTTGAAGTTATTTGGATCACCAGCACTATTAGTTATCCACAACTGGTTTAGATATGGTTCTATTTTCTTTGCTCTCGTTGGGTTACCATTAATATCCTTACCACCTATAGCCAGCTTGTAAGCTTCTGTCATTAGGCTGGGTACAATTTGAAGAGGCACACCATACCTTAGAGCCCAAGCCGCAGTGTCGGCTGCAACAACTGATGGTTTCAAGTCAGTCTTGTACACTGCTGGCTTACCATCCTTCTTATTTGTAACAATGCCATCTTGCAACCTAAGCTCATCAAATGTGTCTTTGTAAAGAGATATCTGACTTGCAAGAGCAGTCTTAAACTCCGGAGTACCCTTGACTCTCTTAGGATCTTGATGCAACTTAGATGGGTCATATAACTTACCATTAGAATCTTGAAGATAAACACCATCATCAGACCCCTTCATCTCCTTAAGCTGGAGTCTTACAAAATTACCAGCGGCATTGGTTGCGTAGTAGGTACCAGTTTTACCAGTTTCTGAAAAAGTTAAACCAATAAGTTTAAGATCATTAGGATCAAGAGACTTCTTATAAGCCGCAATAGATCCCATCGTATGCTTACCATCTGAGACAAGTTTATCAACAAACTTCTGAGTACGAATGCCCTTAGCTTCTTCCCTAGCTAGGTATGTCTTACCAGCAAATGCAAGAGCTTGTTGACCATCCATACCAGTAGCACGACCACCAAGGTACATGATAGCAGCTCTTACGAGTTCTTTACTATCAAATAGATCCCCGAAGACACTCTTAAGCATGGACATGGCACCAGATACTTCAGGTGTATTTTGATCCTGATTCTCATTCGCTATCCTATCAGCCTCTGCTTTAGCAGCACTGTCCTGAGCAGTTGTAGTTGGTTCAGTAGTCTTCTGAACCTCATCAACCTTTTCTTCAACTTCTGTGATATTATTTTTAGGTTTCTCAGGCATACCTAAATTACCACGACCTCCCTCAACACTGGTGCCAGTGGGGATGACATCACCAGCCAGTTCCCTTAGCCTCTTAAATTCAATTTCATCAGCAGTTAATTCACGGGGTGGTGGTGGTGTGTATCCTAGTTTACTATCTAATATATTTGCACCAGCTTCGGGGTTAAACCCTGAGACGACATTTCCAACATTATCAGTGATGTAATCGTTCACACCTGCGGCTAGTTGGTTACCACTCTCAATTACAGTGTCATATACCTCACCTGCACCGAATGGTTCCATCCTATCATTGTAGTCCCTTTCTTTTTCTATAGCTTTAATACGAAGGTTATAAGCTTTTATCTGATTGTCAGTTAAAGGAACACCGTTTCTATCAACACCCCCTGCAAGTATAGACTTAATATCCCTATACTCTTTATTGACATCAACTGATCCTACAGGTAAAGCAGGGGGTACCATAAACTCATTGACAGTATCTCCAACATTGCTTGCCAAACTACCAGCAACCCTTCCAAGATAAGGTACAACATCACCCATAAATGTAGGTGCATTGGGGTCTAATGGTGGGACAGCTACTGGTTCTCTATTGTTAAACTCGTCATTAAGAGCCTGACGTTCCATATTAGTCTGTGCAATCTCCGCTCTAATCCTTTCTGCCTCAGCAGCATTAGACTCTTGCTGTTGACGCATTGAATCATAGCTTGGGTTTACCGATTGTGGGTTAGTACCATTGAATACCGCCTGCTCAGCCATAGATTCGTTGTATGCTTGTGCATTAGCAGCAGATTCCTCTGGGCTATAGTTAAGTTTATCTTGAACAGCAGAACCAATTTCAGGATCTTGGACAGGGTTACCATTTGAATCTG